GACCACAGTATTTAGCACCATCACCAGATGCTTCAGGACCGTTACCCATTCTATTGCCATATACTTTATTAGCAATCTTTTCGGGTTTACGAGCATATTGATTAGCTAATGCTTCATTTGGAAAATATTTTTTAAAAATACCCATCAAACCTTTAGCTGAGTAATTTAAATTTTCTTTTGTTAAACGGAAACCACCTGACTCGTGACCACACTGAGCTAAAAAGTGAGCTAGGCGTAGTGGGGTGTTGATTTGGAATTTTTCCATAACACTAGGGATTTGTTCAATTACTTTGTCAGGAATATGTCCTTTTAATTTGTCTAAATTCATACTTTATTATTTTTAATTTTTAACTTACTACTACTCTACCTTGTATATCAACATCAGGGAATCTAACTTCAAATATAGCTGGGTCTAATGAAGGGTAAATATTTCCATTTTTAGTAGCACCAGCAATATCATATCCGTATTGAGAATAATTTCCTCCTTGTTTATTTATTACTTCTAATTTAACTACAGATTGAACACCTCTAACTTGTAATAATCTAGACTGTATGTCAGATAAAGTAATTGGTTGATTAATCTGCCATTTATCTGTATTAAAGTAGTCTTTTAATACATTTATACAATTAGTTATTACATCTTTATTAGCATATCCACTTAATACAATAATATCAAAATTAAGTCCAATATTAATATAATAAGCATCTTTAATATTAATAGCGTCAGTAACCATTCTATATTGATTAAGATAAGTTACTAAATTTTGTTTTAATGTTGGTGCAGCTGCGGTTAATTGTTTATCACTATTATATGATAAAACATAAAGATCTAAAGCTAACGGGTTAGATGGATTTGTATGAGCTACTGTTTCTTGAGGATTAGTATTTAAATCTTGTGAAATATATGCTTTAGCTACAGTACCATAATCAGCAGGCATTGACATTGCTCTTACTATATAATCATCTTTAGTTACAGCTCTTAATTGAGTTGAATAAGCATATAAAGCATTTTGTCTAATTTCATCAACAGTATCACCGTTTCTACCTCCTGAGGATGGATTTGGGTTTGAGGATACTATACTTGATAATACAATATCATTCAAAGCTCCACCACCACCAGGAAATGTTACCCCAGTTGTATCTATGGTAGTTAAATCATTAGCAGGTACGTTTGATGTAATACCTCCACCCACTAAATACTTTACTGTTAATTCACCGTTAGGTACTAAACCATACTCTTGTGTAAAGAAGGTACCAGCTTCATTATAATTGTTTGTTAATAAAGAAATACCAGGTACAACACCAGCTTGAATATTAGATGGAGTTGGAATTATTTGAGTATCAGTTTTATTTGAAGATAACCCAGCTCCAAATTCTAATTCTAAAGTATTATCTGATAAAATTCTAGAAACAAAACGTCTAGGAGTATTTTGTAATTGTAATAAATAAGGTACTTGATCTGTATTATAAGATGGGTTAGCTAATGGTTTAAAGATAGATGTTTGAGCTAAATAAGGAACTTCATACCATTGATTACCACCACTACCAGTAACATTTAATATCTGTAATATATTAGTATCAGTAATAATTGCAGTAGCAAATTTATTATTTGAACCTACATTAATTGTAGTTTCTTTTATTTCTGCTGATATAGCAGGAACTGATTTTTTAAATAGATAGTAGTTAGAATCTACAAAAGTAATTTCTGTACTACCAGTGTCTGTAAAATCAACTTGTTGTGTTGTTAAAAATTTAGTTCCGTTTGTTGTTGAGGTAAGAGATGTATTTGCTGGTACTATAGCTCCATAAGTAGCATAGTCTGGTGTTGTTATACCACCGTTAGTAATAGAAGGTACTAATTGGTATATATCAACATTAGTACTAGATGCATAGGATGCTTTTGGGCGATAACCCATTACATATGCTTGTGCATATAAATTTTCTTTTTCTTTAGCGTATAATAAGAAATTTTCTTGTGTTTGAGTATCTAAATAAAATGACATAACATCACCAACATAAGATGCCATTTCAATAAACATGTTGCCTGGTGTGGCTTCTGTAAAATCATTATAAGTTGTTGGAAAATAAGTTTTAGCATACTGCTGTAGTTCAGTCTTAAATGCACCAAAATCTTTATTTAAATATGATATATTTTTATCTTCGTTTGTCATTTTTATCTAAGTGTTTCAAATTGAATTGTTACTTGACCTGGGGTATTAGATATAGTAATTTTATAGTCTATTGTTATGCTTATTTGATTGTAATCAGTATATGGAATTACTTCTATATTTAAAAGCTGGATCTCAGGTATGAATACATTAACAGAATCTACAATTATATCTATAATATTTTGTTGTAATGCAGGTGTAATATTTTGAAATAATTGTTTTTTAATATCACATCCAAAAGTAGGATTCATTACTCTTTCACCTTTATTAGTAAGTAAAAGATTAATTAAGTTAGATTTAATTTGATCCTTAGTAGTAAATGTACTTGTAAAAGGTCCTTTAAAAGGTAGAGATACCCCAATAGCAATATTTTTACGTAAATCTAACGGATTTACACGTACTGTTTGAGGTATTGACATATTATCCTAAATTTTTAAGACTTGATCTTTCTTGTGGTGTCATATTAGCAGCAGCGTCGGCAATAAATGCAGCAAATGGATTTAGTTTTTCACCTGTAGTTTCATCAACATCATCAATTATTTTTAATTGTTGTTGTGGTTGTTGAAAGCCAAATGCTTCACTCATTTTGCTACGTAGTGATGATCTAACATCTGAGTTGCCTGCTCCTGTCATTACATCTGCGCTAGTAAAGCTTACTGTTCTACCTTCACGCAATGCTTTTTTTTCTTGTTTAGCCATGTGCTCTTCAAGAATATATGGTAACTCTTCATGAATGGCATCGATTACGGCTTCTTTAATTAGTCTTTTAAATGCTTTAGTGTTCATAATTATAAATATTTTATCCTTGTAAATTTCGTTGATCAATAACTAGTTTCAGTTGGTCTACCAGATCATTAGGATCTAGTGTAAATGAAAAGTCGCTTTTTAATACCTCTACACCGTCACGATCAGTTGCTACGGCATAGCGGCGTTTGTTGCCTTTAACAACAAATGCTTGGTTTTGTTCTTCTTTAATTTTAAATTTAAATCCTTTATATGGTGGAAATTGATCCACATTGTTGTATATAGATGAAGTAAGATCAGATAGTTGTTGACTATTTAATCCATCTAAATTAACATTTTTTAATCTTAATATTAATTCGTTTAGTTTATTTATTTCATTTTCTAATAATATTACAGCAATAGCTAAAACTGCATTTAATGCTGATACTAACTTCTCTAAATTTTGTTTTTTATTCCTTAATTCATCGTGTGGGATCATTCCAGGAATAGGAGTTAGTGGAGGTGTTGAAATAACAGTTAGGGGAGCTGCTCTATTTAGTAAAGGAATAATAGCACCAAATATAGTTAGATATGTACTTATTCGATTTAATGTAGTTTGTAGGTTTTGTAATTTACCTATACTATTATTAATTAAAGCAATAGTATTATTTCTTAAATTAGTAGCAATAGTAGTAGTTTCGGGAGTGTTAGCTGTATCAATATAAGCGTTTACTTGATCTACTAATTCTTCTAATTTTGATCTTTGTGATATAATAGCAGATAGTTGATTAGCGATTTGTAGTGCAATAATAGGTGCTAATGTTTTAGCAGCATTTTTTATTACTTTTTTATTAATATCTCTTTTTGCTTGAGTATCTCTAGCTTTATTTTTTGCTCGTTTCTCTTGTCTTTGTGCTTTTCTTTTTTTTCTATCTTCTTTAATTTTTTTATTAGGATCCGAATTAATATCATCTATATCCTTGTTTATTTTTGTTATATTAAGTTTAAAAGAATCTTGTTGTTTACTATAAGCTTCGTTTTCTGTTCTAACAGCGTCATCATATTGTTCTTTAGGAATTTGACCTTGCTGGTATAATGTTTCTAATCTTTTTAGTTCATTCTCATGATTAATACCTGCTTGGCGT